CGTGTAGACGTGGTTGAGCTCGCGGCGGGCTCCGGTTGGGCCGGCGTGGGAATACAGCTTGCACGGAACTGGTACCATCTGCAGGAACGGGGCGTCGAGGGCTGTTTCGCGGACGCCCATTTTGACTTGGAACGAGATGCGCTCCATATTTTCCTTGAGCAGGGGTACTTTGAGTCGGGTTCGCCGCTGCATGATGGTAGCGTTGTCATCGCCGAGCAGGGCGGACGCGAATCGAGGGTGACAGGTATGGCGTCCCACCTCGCAGCGGTGCTCCATCCACTCGCGGGGGTCGCGGCGGTCCCAGTCGACCCAGCAGTTAGGATGCCAGCCAAGTTGCTCGTAAAGGACGGGATGGCACGAGTGGTGCAGCTCGCCGTGGTGCCAATCTTGTTCACAGTCGAACGCCTTGAGTTCAACGGCGTCCTGCAGGTGTTGGGGGTCCATGCGCAAATGATCCGAGCCGGGTATCGGGTGGGTTTTGATCTGAGCCTTACTGTACACGCAGTGGGGGTACGTGCGGCACTGTTGCTCCCATTCGTGTTCCGAGGAGCAGCAGGCTACTTCGAGCGGGACGTCGTAGGTGTCGCAGAAGGCCAGAATGAAGTTACGACCGTTGGGCATGGTGTTCCCGATGCTGGTTTGGGCCGAGCCGGTGATGCGCTGCTCTTCGACCTCGATTTTCGAGCCGTCGCGGGCGTGGACAGTGTGGCGCGCGGTCTCCAGGTCTAGATGGGCGAGAACGTCATTGGGAGCGCCCGCTTCGGCGTAGACGAGACGGTTCCCCGCGTGGCAAGCCTCGCCTTGACATCGGTCGTAGATTGAGAAGTCGCAGTCGAGCATGTAGTACTTGTTGTTGCCGACGATCGCCGATGAGCCGGTTAGGCGGTAGACGTGGTGCTGGAGCCACCAGGAGAGGTCCTCGGCGTGCACACCTGAGGCATAGAACAGGGTGCGTTCGGCGTTCCAAAGGCTGGCCAGGTACTTGGAGAACGCGACGAGCCAGGGGCCAGTGACGACGACGTTGCGCGGATGCATGCACTGAATGGCGCGCGGTTTCTTGTCCAGCATGCCGGAGCGTGACGACCAGTCGCTCTTCTCGACCTTCACGAAGCTCTGAATCTTCAGCGTGGAAGGCGGGCCGTACAGATCGTTTGAAAGGAATGCGTCCTGGTACAGTTTGCGTGCCGGAGCGGGATGGCGGC